GTATTGGGCTGCAATTTCTATTCAACGTCTCCCCCGCGGGCAGGCGGCTCCACCAGTGCCTCGGCTAGAGCCTCCTCCACGCCCTCCCTCAAACCGTCTACCAGACCGGGCACTGATCGCCGGGTCTGGACATCCAGGAGAAGCAGCCTGAGCTGCTCCTGTAGAACCTCTATCTTCTTGAGCGCGAGTTGGTCCTCGGTCTCGTACTCCACGCCCTCGTCCTCCTCCCCTTTCAGGTAGGCGACCACGAGGGGTTTCGACAGGAGCGAGTCTGTTGCTCTGTGTAACTTCTGGCCGTGTTTCGAGAGAAAGTCCAGATACGCGTCCAAATCCTTGCGCACCGTAGACTGTCTGCTCGCGTCTGGCAACACGGACGTAGCCACTATCTTGGTGATGGCCTCCTGTGTCTCCGGTAGGAGCGCCACCAAATCGTAGGCGGATGTTTTCGACATGTTCTTTGATACGAGGGCCCACTTCCCCATCGACTACGGGACCGCCGTCGATGTCCAGCGTCTCCTTGTAGTCGTCTTGTGCTCCACGTTCTATCGTGGGCAGGGACCAGGGACTGAATCCCCCGGCACTCAAACTGGATTCAAACAGTGTTATGGTATCCACTGTTATCCCAACACGTGTTGCAGCACACGCGGTCATGAGTTCCCGGTCTTCATCTGCCTGGGGCCAAGCGCCGCCACCTTGCGTTAACCAATACGGTTTCTCGCGGTTCGCACATTTCCTTGATTTCCTCTGCTCCTCAGCCGACCCATGTTTAATATAATAGGATCGGATGGCTCGAGCGTAGGGACCGGTTATCGGTGATAGCCTATCGGTCACTAAATAACCCTCGAGTCTGTCCAGGGCTGCATCAGCCAACGGAACATTCGGATCTCTCATGGTTAAGTGCAACTTCCGCCAGGTTCTCAATGGATCCTGAAACGACGTATTTGTGGTCAACGGACTGGGAAATACCCGTGCCAGGAACACAACTCCGGTGTCCGCATGGCACTCCTCTATCTTTACGACGAGACCCAACTGCTTCGCAACTTTGTCGATCTTTGACTTCAAAGCCAAATCGGATAACCCATCATCACCAAACTTGAGACCGATCAGTGCAAACGCCTGCTCCGGACTCAATTCAGGGAAGGCTTCCCGAATGGCACAATACTCGACAAAAGCGGACGCGGCCGTATTGAGATCACAAGTGGTTGGCGACCCACTCTTTACTCCAACACCCGCGTCGTATTTCCACCCGAACAATTTGGCCCGGGCAGGGCAGTTTATCAACATCGAGCAAAATCTCCTCAGTTCCTCACTACTGGGGAAATATCGCAAGTATAAGGCATTCATAACATTTCTCTGCATCCAAGCCGGAACCGTTCCATCCAAGTTTGAATAATCCGTTTCACAAACGTCAGCCAATGCAGCACAAAACTCACAGACCGCCCTCGACAACTGCTCAGGAGTCCTCCCGGGCATGAACCAGTGACTGTTGTGCTCTGCATGAAAAACCTCATCACGGAATTTCAATGTATACTTGGAAAAATGGACTAGGAACCGTATGTCATGGAATGATGAAATTATCCTGGCAGGCTTCATGCCAGGCTCGTTCTTAAGGAATGCCTCTATTAGAGGTCGTGGGGGCATATCCACTGTCTCCCAAATCTGCTTTATAGCGAGCGTCTGTGAGGGCTTATCCAACAAATCAACCACCTCATCAACCTCAAATGGGACACCGACACCAGCGACCGGCACGACGAGTTTCACGAACTCATCAGCGTATCCCTGTATCTTGCGTCCTGGCATCTTCGGGTTGTGGACAAGAGTGACCCTATCATCTATCGACACCGATAGTGCATCACTTCGCTTGACCATCGGCAGCATCGCCTCATCAGACACGACAGGGTTAGAATAAACCCTGCCACTTATTTGGGGCAAATCACACTGTAATGCGGCTGGCCAGTGGGCCTGGGGTTCCGATGGCTTCCCCAGGCGTGGAGACATATCTCCGTTACTCTTGGTCTTCCCTGCATGGAACTGTCCGAACAACGCTGTGATCATCGGATCTTTATATCCCATGCCTATCATCTTCGCTGTAACCGACTGTGCCGTCGACATTCCCATCAACACATCAAAATGAGCCTTTGGCAACGTCATCGACACATCCTCTCCCTCCCTGCCTATATTGATCTTCAATTCACCATCAACATCAACGTAAACCACACTATTCCAACCAGGCCTGACGTTGCTACTGTAGCGATGTCTGTCAAGCCTCCGTGCGTGCACTTCTGTGCCTGCCCACCCAAGAGACCAGGTCTCGAAAGCGGGCAACACCCACACCAGCACCCTATCCGGGCAAGCCACCCAGGGGCGCGCGTGATGTACCTTGAGATACACCAATCGACGCAAACCCAGGCAGCCAAGCAACCAATCAGTCCATGTACGTGCTTTGGCGCGAACTTCGAGAAACTCGCCCGCAGCACACCAGTCCCAGACCTGATGGACCCAATTGCCACCGCCGCTGACTTCATAGTGGACGTTGTTTTCACGTATACGGTACCGACAATCGCCGTCGGCACCTGCCACACTCTGTGGATTGAATGTGTAGAAAATGGCAGGGAGACCTTCAGCCAATAACTCCTCAATATCCTCAATATAGTAATCAACATCGATTCCAACAATGATCTGCTTTTGGTTAGGAGCCCTGTTGTCAAGGCTCGCATGCAAGTCAGCAGCCGCATAATGTTGGTGTAAGCGCGGTAAATCATCTCCCTCGACGCTGCGGGCAGCGGCGGAAACCTCATACTTGTCAGCGCCGAAACTACGTACTGCGCTAGTGATGAGCTCTCTCGCCTGATCCCTTGTACCACCTGAAACAGGGTGTCCATTGTCAGACTGTCGGGGTTGAACCGGTACTATATGGTTGAGTGGGAACCAAGGAACGCTTATGTCTCTCCTCGTTAAATTGATCAAAGCTCGTTGAATAGCTCTGACCAAGGGGTTGGTGATTGCAGATCGGTAAGGCCCTAAGACAAAACCACTGACCCAACGCGCAAACCTCAACAAATAAGGAAAGGCAGCTGAACTTAATGCAAAGGCTCCGAGCAATTTCAGTAGCCTACCAGAATTAAAGAACGTCAGGGAATTCATCACAATCACC